GTTTCTGTTGTTTCTGGTGCGGGTGTTTCTGTTGTTTCTACCGCGGGTGTTTCTGGTGCGGGTGTTTCTGTTGTTTCTACCGCGGGTGTTTCTGTTGTTTCTGTTGTTTCTACCGCGGGTGTTTCTGGTATTTTAGGTGGCTTTTTTGATTCATCAAATCCATCATAATTGTCATCGACTAGTTCGTATATTTCTTTATACTCATTAAAATCTTGCTCATCTATCTCATTATTATCTAAAACGATGGAAAACCCCTGAACATGAATGATAATACCTTTTCCTTCTTTTGCAGACAATTTTGATTTTTCGTCATCGCTTATTATATTTTCATAATATTTTATAAATTTACTTATTGGACCCTCTTTTAACTGTAATAAATAATCTTTTTCCATTAAAGCGTCTGTATCCATATATATATATTTATTATAGATTAAAAGTTTATTCTAAAGTTATTATTTAGTAAAAATTATATTTAATCTAATTATAATATATATCAATTATGGCAAGTGTGGGTAGTTCACAATATTTATCACATATTTTTGAAAATACGAGACAAATAGTAAATAAGCCGGAATGGACACCTGAAAACCTTAACGATTTACAGATGTATATTAAATCGTGGGATGGTATACAAAGGGCACAAGAGGAAATATTAGCAAAAGAGTCAGGTATACCTTACTTTTTTGTTTATACGTTTAATAGGGGTTTATATAACATTCTTACTAGTTTTTTTAGTCGTCCTTATACAAATAGACCACCATTTATGAATAAAATAGCTAGTATTTTAAATATTTTGAGTAAAATAAATAACGAATGGGAAAAAATACTCGAAATACTACGTTCTACTGGAGGGAGAGCAGCGAGCAAAACACAACAACAAACGGTTTCAACGCTTTTTGAAAACATTTTCAAAATTATTGAAAATGATAATTTAACAGTAATTTTTAGAGCGTTGTTTGATGAAGTCAAAGGAATAAATTTATCAAATATTCAGAATTTATCAGATAGTCAGGCCAAGTTTAATAATATTCCATTTGATAATACAAAAAATACAATTGGTATACATATTAGATGGATTGAAAAGATAGTAGAAGCATGGTCTGAATTTGCTAGTGGTCAACAACAATTAATGCATAGCAAAGGAGCTGAAAATGCGTTTCAAAGTTGGATGACAGACCCTAGTGTTCATTTTGAAACAACAGCATTAATTAATAATTATTATTTATATGGTGAAGATTATCACCCAGAGCATATATTTGAATGGCAAGGTCCTACAGCTACAGCAGCAAAAGGTGGGTTAAATGCTAATCAATGGAATACACATTTAGACCCAATGGTAGATCAAGTGGTTTTAATACCACAACAAGTATTGGGCGAAGATTATAACACGTTGAGTCCAGACATGAAATTATTAATTATAGCTATATTACAAGTAAGTGATTGGTCTATTAGAACAGGTGTATATGTAGATGATGCTTTAGTAAATACTGGTGAAAATGAAGCGACAATGCGTCAAGTAAAAGCGCAGCAACAAGATGTTGACAAACTTAAATTACAGTTTAAGAATGATTTAAGAAGATATTTTCTTAGTATTAAAAATCATGAGACAAATAAGGGTGTCAAATATGCAAACACGGGAGAGCAGAGAGATATGATACACAGTCCACTGGGATTACAAAAAATGGTAAAAAGAATGACTTTATTAAAACAAGGTCCAAAAAAAATAGCATTAGTACGTAGATCAACTAATACTTGGGAACGTATAATAAATGGAGAATTAGTGAATGAATGGCAATTTGTGGCAAGTATTGTATCAAGAATGGATGATAGAGTAGCAACCACAGGTGGTAAACGCCGAAGAAAACGCAAAACTCGTCATAAAAAGAAAACAAAACGACGCAAAAAAACTCGACGTAGAAAACGCACTAAACGACGTAAAAAAACCAGAAAAAGTAAAAAGAAAAGACGCACTAAAAGACGTAAAAGAAAATAAGTGTACAATTTTTTAAACAATATATTTTGAGTTCGAATATATTGTTTTGGAGAGAATTTGACTAATACTCACTTAAGTATTTGGACATTTTTGTTATACCATAAAATGAAACCCCAAAGGCAAATGTTTTAAATACATAACCAGATAATTTTAAATTACCATCACGTAAAAATAAAGATGGCATATTTTTAATCAAAGATTTATTAAAATAAGGTAAATTAAAAGCAAAAAATAAAATCATTACTAAAATAGGTGTTTGTAATTCTTCATATAATACATCTAAACGGTCTTGTTCATTGTGTTCATCATTATCTCTTTTTAATATTGATTCAAAATCTGAATTGTCCCCAATATAATCAGGAGCTTCTGATTCTGGTACGTAATTAGGTTTTTGTTGTTCATCTTGTGAAATATGTTGATTATTTGTCGGTAAATCTCTGGATGGAAGTGCTGTTAAACCGGAACCGGCAGCATCCTGTAATCCCGATACTATTTGGTTAATAGACTCTTTTGATAATTGAGTGGGAACATTTCCCTTTGGTTGCGGAGTTTCTTTTATAGTCAAATTTACATTATTTTTTCCTATTTCATTTGGTAAACTTTCTATACTCGTAGTTCCCAGTGACATCTATAATAATTAATATGATAGCAAAATATTGATTATTACGCAAAAGGAATAATTTTTTTTGAAGAATCTTGACAAGTTTGTGGATTTGGGTTATATTTATAGCATTTTTCCCCGTGTTTAAAAATTTTATTTTGAATATGTCTTATATTAGGTGCTTTAAAAATCATACAGTTTCTATCTTTACAAACTTTTCTAAATAAAGTAGCTAATCCGAATCCTAAAATAATTGAAATTATGTATTTACTCGCAGGAGTATATAATAATCTTTTGAAGTTAACCATATATATTATGTAAATACTATTTTATAATTAATTATTGAATTTTGTAATTTTTAATTTTACTTATATCAGATGGACAGGTTGTTTCCTGTGCCTGGAATTGAAAACAATTATCTGCTTTATCTTTGTATAATATTTTTTGCTCGTTTTCTGGTGTTGGATATACATAAATTACATTTGTATCTGGTCTAGAAATATATGTAAAAAATAATCCAATAGCTAAAGAAATTATAAATGAAGGGACGTGAAAAAATTTCATATATATATATAATATTTTGATTATAATTTTATTTTATATTTTCTATTATGGCATATTCATCACCAAATATTTCTAAATTTTCATTAGATATTTCTTTATGAACAACCGTATAAATAATAGGGTCAAATTGAGTTTTATTTTTTTCATTTGTTTCAACAAAACTAGTTTGATATTTTATATCCCGTATCTTTTCAATTAAGGGGGTTATAGTTTCGATCGAAAAAGAATACGCGTCTTTTAAATATTGTTTTTTTTTATAATCTTCTTCGGATGTAGATTCACGTATTATACTTTTAAATTTATATATATATTTATCAAGTTGTTGTTTCAATTGTTTTATATATATTTTTTTACTAATAATCTCTGGTTCATTTTTTGAATTAATTATTTTAACAGTATTGTTTTCTGAATATTTTTCTTCAATAAGAGTCATTTGTTGATAATATTTTTCTAAATCCGTTTTTAAATCATCAAATTCTTTTAAAGCAACACTTTCGTTTTCTAATTCGAAAAGTAATGATAATTTTCCTACAATTATTTTCATTTTAATATCCTCAATATTTTTCAAAACATCACCTTCTGTATCATTTATCTTTATAACCTTACCTTTTTTTAATCTAATATCTAAACCACATTGTTCACTTTTGCCACTTGTATGTGCTAAACATGTAGCAACATATTCTTTACTACCATCATCTTGTGTTGTTATACCAAAATATGTTCCACCAGAATTACCACAATTTATACAAAGTCTACCCGTTTTGAATTTATTTAGTTCTTTAATTTTTTCTTGTTTTGAAATTTTACGCTTTGTTAAGGCTATGATTTTGTTTTTGTATTTATTTTCATATTCATTTTTTAAAGAGAAATATTCGTCTAATGCATTATAGTAATCGTTTGTTTCGTCGCTTTCGTTTATTGATTGTTCAGATGCGCCTTGTTTAGATTCTTCCATATATATAAATTCATATAAATTTTTTGTCATAATAAACAAAATCATTTTCAAATTTAGGTAAATTAGTAATTGACATATTTAATTTTTTTTTCTCTATTTCTGATAATTTTTTAATTTGTTCTAGAAAATATGTTTGAGTTAATTCTTTTTTTTCTTTTTTTTGGGTTTCGGTTAAATTTTTTTTATTATAATAGATTAATCCTATTATAATTACAAAAACAAGAACTAAAAAACCGTTAAAAATTATATTACTATATTTTATTTTTTCTTTATTGCAATTTTTAAGTGTTTCCTCTAAAAAATAAGAAACACCTGGTTCAACTAGATGTGTTGTTTTTCGATAATTCATATTAAAATATGTATTTATATAATTAAAATAATTTATACTTATTTATTATATATGATTAGCTCAGGAACATCTTTAGGTATTTATGCAATAATAACGGCTATTTTTTTTGTATTAAAGTTTTTTTTAGTAGAAAATTTTGAAATTATAAATACAAATGGTTATCCACAAGGGTTAAACTCTTTATTATCGGGTGTTTATTATTTATTTGTTATTTTTTCACAATATTATATTAATGTTCAAAACACTTATAAGAAATGTGGTGAAGCGCAAGTATTTCATGCCATGATATATACATTTGTCCCTAATATATTAATATTTGGTTTATTAGTTGTAATTTTGGATGTTTTTCCCGGCTTTTTAAAACCATTTTCCAATACAATAGGTTATGGATTTGTATGGTTATTTGGTGGTATTACAAAGGTATTTAATAAAATGTTGATTTCACAAAACAAGAGTCGCTATATTCAGCAAGTGTACGATGATAGTTCCATGATGATTAATGAAATAACTACCGGACCAAAAGGGAATATTGTTAATTTTATTAAACAAGGAGCAACTCCCGGAAAAGATAGAATTTTCAATAAAAATTACAAAGAACATTTACCTAAATTATTTAATTTAGTAGTGATTAAAGATTTAATCTCGAAATATATCTGGTTTTTATTGGTTGGTGGATTAGTTGTTTCGACATCAAATAATTCTATAACAAATATGAGATGCAAACGAAGTGAAAAAACTATTAAAAGAATGGAATTAGAACAAGAAAAAGATGATGAAAAATTGGAAAAGGATTTAAAAAATGCAAAAAAAGAAAAGACAAAATCATTTATTTAAATAAATTTAATAAATTTAATAAATTTAATAAATTTAATAAATTTAATATATGAATTTAGGCATAGTTAGGTAATATAATACGAATAAATAACTAAAAATAGCTAAAACCAAAGAAATTAACCAAATTGGCAAAATAGTTTTATTTTTTTTACCTAAACCAAATTCTCTTAAAGCACCATCTCTATCGTATAAAAATGCTGGTTGTAAATATTGAACAGTTATAAATAACGTAATAAAAAGTAATATTGATATTGATGTTATGTTATTTCTTATAAACAAACGATTCATAATAAATTATATATATATTTATATTTTTTTCATATTATAATTCGTTAATTACAAAATCTAAAATTCTTCATCACCATCTCCCCAATGATCATCGTCATCTCCTAAACCATTCATATTATATACATCATTATCTATTCGTTGTTGTATTTCCCTATCTTGATTATATTCAGAAAGTAATACATCTCTATGATTATCATCTATATCTTCGGCAAATCTATTTACAATACCTGAGTTTATTTCAGTTAATCTGTCTTTTTCTCTTTCTTCGGCTTCCTTTCGAAATTGTGTTTCGTTATATTTATAAACAGCGCTTGTTAAACCCAAACTCCAATCGCCCAATTTTAATTTTTTCATTTCATCTTCTGTTTTCCTTTCATCCTCTGACATATCAGCAAACTTTTTTGTTATTTTTGATTTTTCTTTTTCTTTTTTTTTTAAAACCATCTGTTTTATTTCGCTAGCACTTTTATCTATTAGAGAATTATAATTATTTATTTGAAAAAAATAAGTTTCCAATAAAGAAGCTATTTTTGCGTCTAAATGTTGATATATACCACCTTCAGTTAATTTTTCGACTGTTTCCTCGTCTATATTTTCAATTGTATATGAATTGAATATGTCTATGTAATGGACTATGCTGCATAAAAAAACAAATTTTGATATGTATTTTAACATATCACCATCAATAATTGTTTTATATAATTCACCATCAATATCATATTTTGAAAAAAACGGCATCATATTTAAAAAGTTAATAATGTTATCGCTACTATTAGTTATTTTTTTTAAAAAATCATTTAATATGTTGTCTTTTTGGAAATTTTTGAAATCGTATTGATTATTAGTAAATTCGTTTTCTACTATATTTTGTATATTTGAAACGTGTGAATCTTTTTTATCACTATTTATACCTTTTTTATCCAATTTCCAATGTTTCGGAACATTTTTATTGGAATAATCACAATTATTCATGATCATATTTGGAAATACTTTTAAAATATTATGAATAATAGTTGATGTAAATTGATATATATTAAACCCCACTTCATCATCCTCGAGTAAATAATCATTTATTCCAAAATCATTCCATATTGTATAATTATCGATATAATTTAAAATTTTTGTTAACCTTACCTTTCCATTTAAAAAAGATTCTACTAGAATTCTCATTTCACCACATTTTTCTTTTAAATAATCTTTTAATGCGGTTACTATAATATCAGTATCTTCTGAATAATTCATTTCAAATCTATCAAATAATTGTTTAAGTAATTCTAATAATTCTTTTTCATAGATGCATAATTCAGTATCATCACCAGAATCTTGCGGATATCCCCCTATTATTTCTTCAAATCTTCTTATTGGTGTTTTAGGTATATTTGATAACATAAAATGGACACTGTTCTTTTTATGTATTAAATCTATTAAATGAGACAAAGACTCATTTGAATAATTATGATGATTTTTTTTCATTATTTTTATTTTTTCTTGAATAGGTTGATTTATATTAATATTGAGTTTATTGTCCCCGCACAAAGTTTTTAGATTTTCTGAAATAACATCACCTGAATAAAATTTGCAATATTTTATATAAGCCAAATAAATAGTTTCTTCGTCAAAATCATCACTTAATACTGGGTGTATTAATCTAGTATTTAATTCAGATATTATTACAGGTGGTTTGAATAAATTGTTATATTTGTTATATAGTTGATCGATATTTTTTATATATTCATTCTCTCTATATATACTACTTTCTTTATTTGAAAAATAATTATATACAGAATTCATGTCATCATTACAACAAGCATTTTGTAAAAATTCTATATTATTTGTAGTTTTTAATAAAATGGGTTCTGAATTTATAACATTTTGGATAGCTTCTTGTATTGAGAAAGAATAACTTAACATTTTACCCTTTAGTTCCCATAAATATGCAAATTGTAAATCTGTATTTTTTTTTATTTCATCTAATAACAAATTTTCAAAATTTGATGATATATTTGCTAAGCGTTTAATATTAATTTTTTTTAATGGTGGTAAAAATTGGTCCCATTCATTTATTATTTTATCAACCGGTTCACTAATTATTTCTATGTGTTCTAATTCATATTTTTTTCTTTCACTTATTTTTTCTTTAACATCATCGCGAACGAGTAGTATATTATTTATCATTAATTTTATTCTTTTCATCAATAAATCTGTATTTTTATCTGAAGTGGATTTATTTGTTTTTGGAATAACTGACCATATACCTGTGGATTGTCTCATATTCAAAATCACACACGTTAAATATTTTAATGAAGAATAATCGCTGGAATTTACTGTCGGATAACCAATAAAGGATTCATCGCAAGTATTAAAAGATTTTTTACTAACAACCTTTGGTATATTTGTTTGTAGTGATATTAAATATAATCCGAATATTAAATACATCATCTTTGTTTCTGTTTCTTTTTTACGTTTTCTTTTGTGGGATTTTTCATTTTGTGATGTATTCGATTCTGATAATATTTCATTTACAACTTTAATTATGAATTTATGTGAATTTTTGGTTGATACGCTCAAGTTTTCATCCAAAGAAACTATAACTCGTTGTATTATTCGTGCATTTTCAGTTTTGAATTTAAATGTATCATCTTTAATTTTAATGTTCATGGCATCATCTATATTAAAATCTGCTTCCAAAGTAGATTTTGTTACAATTTTAAATCCATCCGCAGAATATCCTTCTTGTTCCGAAAATGATTTATTTCGAATAATATATCCACTATGTTTATCGATTATATGCCCTCCATCCGCGCTTGTTGAACCACGTTCGTCGCATATTTTTTTTAATGTTGTCTCATAATTTCCATTAAAAAATGCATTTGCCAAATCTTCATAAAAGGTAGGTAAAATGGGATAAGAAATATTTTTATCATAAAACCAATAAATATTTTCTGGGTCGGATAAGCTGAAATACGGATCTCTACAAAATTGGTCAATAAATAATAAAATGTTTCTATATTTAGATACCATATTTGAATCGCTCAGTATTTTTAAAGCGTATCGATATGTTTGTGGAACCTCTATATCATCAATACTTAATAATTCACCCAAATGATTTTTATATATATCATATTTCATATCATACAAACGTTTTATTTCAATTTTTTTTTTTATCATTTTAATGTTGTCTTTTATAGAATTTTCTATATTTTTTTTTATATCTTCCATTGATTGATTTAAGTCTTCATCAAATTTTTCAGCAATTTGTCTTAAAAACTTTTTTTTAATAATATTTTTA